ACCAGATGCAGATCAAAAGGCTAAGTTGGCTCACGAAATAGCCACCATGTCTGAAAAACATGCTCAGGAGGCTTTACTTGCTCAGTTAGAGATTAACAAAGCAGAGGCTGCAAGTGGATCTATATTTAAAGGCGGATGGCGCCCAGCCGTTGGGTGGGTCTGTGCGATTGCTTTTGCCTATCATTTTATCGTAAAAGATTTAATTATATTCGGTGCAAGTTTTGCTGGTGCAGAATTACCAGAACTGCCTGATTTTGATATGGGTACACTTTTAACTGTTCTCGGCGGCATGCTCGGAATCGGGGGACTCAGGACATATGAAAAGCAGAAAGGTTTAACAAAATGAGTTTATATAGAAATATACAAGCGAAAAGAAGAAGAATAAAAGCTGGTAGCGGTGAGAAAATGCGTAAAGTAGGATCTAAAGGCGCACCTACCAAGAAAAACTTTGCAAGAGCAAAGCAGACAGTTAAGAAAAAGTAATGTCAGATAGGCTTTTTAGGATAAGAAGAAAGATGGCTAAAAAAAGAGACCCTAAAGTTGGAACAGGAAAAAAACCAAAAGGTTCTGGTAGACGCTTATACACAGATGAGAACCCGAAAGACACAGTTGGCATTAAGTTTGCCACAGAAGCAGACGCAAGAGCTACGGTTGCAAAGGTTAAGAAAGTCAGTAAGCCTTTTGCGAGAAAGATACAGATACTTACAGTTGGTGAGCAAAGAGCAAAGGTAATGGGTAAGAATAAAGTTGCCGGTATATTCAAAAAAGGCAAAGAAAGCATACGAAAGGCGCATAAAAAATGATGTGGACTTGGTTAAAGCTATCTATATTTTTTAATAAAATAGGTAATTATTTTTATTATAAGCATGTAAAATGTGTAAAAAAGAGTCAAGGGAGATAGTTTTGGATATTAACAAACTAAGAGAAGAATTAGAAGCAGATGAGGGGAAAGTATATGCAATTTACTTGGATCACCTTAACTTGCCTACTTTTGGGATTGGTCATTTGGTGCTTGATTCTGATCCAGAACATGGACAACCTGTAGGAACACCTGTTAGTGAAGAGCGTGTAAATAGCTGTTTTGACAGTGATATACAAGGAACTATAACAGATTGTAAAAACTTATTTGATAATTTTGATGACCTGCCAGAAGAAGCACAATTAATTTTATGCAATATGATGTATAATTTGGGGTACACAAGGCTATCAAAATTTAGTAAACTTAGAGCAAGTCTGTCTATAATGGACTTT